GCTCGCAAATTGTCGAAGCGGAGTTCGCACCCCCGCCATGACAGGTGTGGGAATGTTGATTCGGTGCTTTGAGATTGCGTTGTAGTATCGTCTGACATAATCGAGACGTGTCTCCTGAGGATAATTCTGGAACAGAGTTGCTGCAATCATCATGTACATTTCCTGGGGAGTTTCATAATGCTCTCCAGAACTGCGATCTTGCACCAGGTATTTATCTACAACTTGACGAAGACCAGCATAGGTAAACAGATAGTCACGGTCATGATCGATCCAAGAATCAATCACGTCCCACTCTTCTTCACTATACTTATTCAGGATTGATTTATCATAGACGCCTTGCTTTACACACTGTCGTACATGTGTAATCAGTTGTGGAAACTCTTCGGGGTGTCCATGCACTGACTTCCTAAGACCGAACAACAGCAGACGTGCTGCAACGAATTGATAGTTTGGTGTCTCCAAGGTAATCAAATCACTGGCAGAACGCACCAGGATTTCTTGGATCTGTTTTGTTTCAATATTATCAAAGAATTGGAGACCACTCTGGATCTCAACCTGCGATGCAGAGACCCCTGCAAGACCCTCACAGGCGAGGTCTACCATCTTATGAACCTTCTCTAGGTTGATACCCTCAGAGCGTCCGTCACGCTTGACGACCTTGATACCGTTACTCATACTTTCCAATCTGCTAGTTTTAGTTTTGCTTCTAAGCCTTGGTAGGTATTACATTCTACCAGACGTTGTACATCATGTCCAGCGACATGCATATCATTCAAATCTTTTTCCTGAATACCCTTCGGGAAGATTACTACTGGGTAACCTTGCACGATGGTTGATTCAATCCTCTCAACAATCTGCTTGTTCCTTGGTTCGTTGTCGTAGACGAATACGAACTTATAATCCAGAGAGCGCAAGTCAACATCAGCACCACACATAGCAATAGCATTTCCAAGGAAAGTGGAGTCGATGGGTCCTTCTGTAACATAAACTGGTTCACTCTTATTCATTCTATCTAAACCAAATACTTTTGGTTTGTCTTCGTCAAGCATCACGGTGATGTATCTCATCTTCGCATTGAAGTCCAGAGATCTACCTTGGAAACCAAATAGTTTTCCATCCTGATCTATGAGAGGTATGATGATTCTGTCATCATCATTCTTGGTATCCGCAAAGACTTCTTTTTGCTTGTTTGTCCACTTTTTAAATTTAGGACAGTAGTAAAATAGATGCAGTTTGTCTTCTGGGATACCTCTTCCGAGGAGATATGCTCTCGCTTGGTGAAGACTATTTAGATCCGAAACTTTTTCAAGATCAATAGGTCTTGGTTTGAATACAGGTTTAGAAACAAACTGTGTCAGGTCAGGTTGTGCAACGTTGCGACCACCTATACCTTCCCTGTATCTCTCCATGAGATACTCATTGTACAAGTCCTCGTTCTGTTCCTTCAGGAAGTTTGCAAAGGATCTGCTGATGCCACAGTTGTGACACTTATACACATGATCCCCCTTCGCCTGAAAGACATACCCACGGGTCTTGTTCTTATGTTTCTTACTGTCACCACAGTATGGACACCTGAACGTCCACAGTCCAGGTTTCACCTTTTTGAATTTCTGCAGTTGACTAGACGCTAAGTTGAGATACTTACTGTCCAGGTAACTCATTCACCGTTTGCGTCACTGGCACTATAGTAGCACGCGCATCGGGACTGGTCAAGTTTCTAAACATGGCTGATCCAGCATTAGATAGTAACACAGTTATTACTGCGAGACCACCAGCTATGCTCCAGAGTTTCTTTTCCAGTTGTCGTATGCGTCCGTCAACCAGTAGAACGTCACGCTCACACCCTTTCTTGATTTCCTCAGTCTTCTTATGGAGGTCAGTGTGGAGGTGATCGATTTTATTAAAAAGAACTTCATCAATCTTCTCTTGCTGGTCAAGCTTCTCCTGATGAACAGCAAGGAGTTGACCCATTTTTATACTATTATCCTGCAAGGATTCAACAACTCTTTCTAGCCTTTCTAAAATTGCCGCGTTGACTTCCATCGCATGTAATAGGTGTATGCATCTCAGATATATTTAGTCGAGATTAGCCCACACACCAGTAGTTCTACAGGACCTGACCGCATCTGGGAAGTCCTCAAACTTAACTACCGTATCAAAGCATAGGGTATACCGTACACCATTCAACTGATTGACAACACCGTGAATGTTATTGGGTTGGAAAACAGCAATAGAACGATCCTTGATAGTCTTCACATCCCAGTCCTTCTTAGGTCTGTTCCTAATCATAATATAACACCTCTTACCATCTTCCGTGGGTACATCCAGACCCATGATGCCACGCATGACAATCCCATCAGGTGGATTGGGATCTCCATCTCTATGCAAAGGTATCTTAGAGTTAGGTTCCATCTTAGTGATGGATGCTCTGCGTACAATACCACACTCCCTAAGGCACTTGACTAAGGTAGGAACCAAGTGGATGTTGTCGGTTGCTACCAGTCCATCCTCCCAGTCCCACAGGTGCTTCTGTGCAGGAAGTTGCTCTTGGAACTCAGACTTCAAACCGATGAGTGGAGCGCCCACAGGGACGTACCCAGACCCCTCTGCGTGTGCTCTATCATCCGACCAGGTAATCCACTGCAGACGATCAAGCCCTTCTCTAAACTCCTTTTGAATCTGATCAAAGTTATCATAGATGATGTCAAACTTTGGATGCAGTTTATGAATATCGATGTATCCCCAGATCACCAGAACAACCTCCACTTACCATCACATTTGAGTGCATGACCTTGGAAGGTAATACGATAATCACCTTTCTTGAAACTATCACCCAAGATCATTTGATGCATGACCATACCATAATACCAGAACGAGTGACCCTCAAGGTGTGGTATGACATATGGTATGTATTTTTCTAGAGAACCATCGTCATCAAACAAATCAAACTTCCATGGATCTTCAATAACTTTGTTCCTCTTGATCTCTTTGACATACTCTAGGGTCTGATACCTCTCAATAACAGAATGATAATCTTGTGTCTGTATGTCTCTTGCTTTGCGCTGATACTCTCCAGGCAGATCCCATAGCGCTATTGCACTTCCGTTATGGGGAACCTTGATAGAGAATGTGTAGCTGAGTTGATTGCGCCAGTCGATCTCCTCATATGTTTTTTTGAAATACTTCGCACCCCAGAACCATTGACCATCGTAGTGTAAGCAACGGTGATGCTTTCTAGCAGACGGCGCATCATCAAATTCGTAGATATGGAATCCAGGGAGCGCCAGGTTTTTCTCATATTCTGCAGGTCCAATCTCTCTTTGAAGTTTATCTATAAAGGTATCATACAACCAACCTAGACGCTTGGTCAGAACCTTGTTATACATATCTCTAAGTTTCGCATAGGTATCCCACCCACGATCCCTAGCGTCCATGTACAGAGTAGATCCTAAGGTGTAATAGTGGATATACTTTTCAATCTCTTCATCTGGTCCCTCAATCTCAACCTTAGGGTGCCAGTTATTACGCTGCAACCAGAGTTTACGCATAGCAAGAAGTTCCTGGAAGACCTTTTCGTTCTGGTCCTCTTCCAAGATCTTGATGCGATTAAAATCTAGAAGTACAGTCTCCATATACCGTCACATTTGATACCGTGTCCTTGTAATGTAATCCTTCTATCGTCACGTTGCAAGTCATATCCAGGAATAATCTGATGCAAGACATGTCCTGTATGGTAGAACATTTGTCCTACCTTGTAGGGTACAACTAGCGGTGCACTGTCGTAGATAGGATTATACTGCAGAGGTAGAGATCCATTGTCCCAGAACTCTCTAGATTCTCTGGGGTCATTGTTACTATGATATCTAATAAATTCATCAGCACAACCACTAACTCTCTCTAGAGTTCCTTGTATCTCAGATGAGAAGAACTCTGGTCGATTTTTAAAATCAACATTCTCAGAATGTTCCATAAAATTCTTGAGAGTTGCATCTTTCTCTGAGTTACTCTGGAAGTTAAACTTAGCAATCATTTGCTCATCCATTGCCATCCAGTCCCAGACAAAGAGACCTCCACCAGTCCTAGGAAGTTCTACAGGCAAGGTGAAGGATAGAGTATCCTCCAAATCAACCTCATCAAACTGGTTCCAAATTCCCATGTGATCCCTGTATTGGATATCAACATGAAGAGATGCTAGTGGTTTAGAAAACCTCTCACCACAAGCAGGATCTGATAGTTTACCTGGTTTATGTCCAAACACATGGAAACCAGGGTATGCAAGTTGATCATACAACTCACATGGTCCTACCTCTGCAGATAGTTTCTCAATAAGTATATCATATAACCACGTAAGATGTTTCTTCAGCACTGGATTCATCAGTGCTGCGTGCTTATGATACTTACTATTGCTAGTGACACCTTCCATATACGTGACGGCACCACAAGTGTAGAAGTCTAGAGGTTCTGGAGCTCTTCTGATCCAGGTCTTCTCTAACTTGTCTACTGCTTTTACAACTCTCTTGGACTGTTCATCATCTAAAATATCAAGGTATCCAAGTCTCATATTACATCGTCAAGAATGTTTCAATAATTCCTTTGCTGGAAGGCAGCATGTCAGTGAGTGCTTCCATATGCTCCTCACTCAGTTGATCAAATCTTTCTAAGAACTCTACTGCTTGTTCGATAGTCAGTTCCAGTTCAGTGTCATCATTGAAGAAGTAAGTAACTGGATTGGTGTTCTCATTTTGGGTCTGCTCAAGCACAGATTCCAAGTAGATCAAACCTTCAAACTCCTCGTTCTTGCTGCTGCTAGAAGAGTTCTGAGTTGCAATTGTCTGGGAGAGTTTCTTCTGACGCTCCTTTGCTTTCTTCTGATAGTCAGCTGCCTTAGCACGAGCGATAGTCTGGATCTCAGACTTGCGGTTTCTGTTACGCTCATCGCGTTCTTTCTTCTTAGCGACCTTGCGCTTTTGTGCGATGAACTTGTACGCCTGCTTCGTGTTATCACCACTGCTGGCGTTACCTTCTTGTTCTAAGATAGTTTCTTCAGACATTTTCTTTTTACGTTTAGCAAGACGTTTGATAAGATTACGAGCGGTTTTGCTCCTACCATCTATGTAGGTAGGATCATTTCTGCGCTTGACAAACTGCCTTGCTGCAGATTCCATTTTCTTTCTTTTCTTAGTCTCCCTCTTTGACATTTTGAGGACAGGATCAAACCCAGCAATAGCACCTGCATTTGTTGTAGGTGTATTGATCGGTCCCACATTTGTGATGCCCGCTGAGCCCATCATAACTTTTCCAACTCCTCTAAAATGTTTGGGTTGATAGGAATTTTCCTAAGACTAGGTGTATCTTGTTCTGGATATCTATCCAGGAACATCATGATAGTTTTAATATCTGACCAATACTCTTGCTCCATCTTGTAGAACAACAGCAGTGGTGCAGCATCGTTGAAAACATTATATACGATGATGATATGATTCAGCAATAGACTGATCTTTACATCGTTGCCTTTGTGGTACTTTTTGAGAAGGCGCTTTATGTATTTAAAGCGCCTCAAGTCCTCAAAGAAATCCTCTTTAGTTGCTGCTTGAGGATTGTCATAATGTTTAATCGCGAATAGAAGATAGTTATCTTCGGTCAGTTCATCAAACAGCATCTATTCATCAACTACCGAAGGTCAGAGTTGCAGCACCATCGGAGATTACTTCTTCCGTACCACCAGCAGAGGTGATCTTGACTCTAAACTTAGTGCCGTCCAGAGAATTGTCAGCGAGAGCACTGTAAGCAAGAGTTGCGGTCGTGAAGTCTGCATAGGTGATACCTGTATCAAGTCCACCAGCACCGCCAACGATGTCGGTCCAGTTCTGATCTTCACCTGCAAGTTGACGCTGCCAGACATATGCCAGTGCGCCAGGTGTACCAGTGGTGGTTGTAGTAAGGGTGTATGTACCAGCGCCAGAAGAAGAGGTGCTGTTTGCAGGTTGAACTGTGATGGTGACTGCGGATGCAACGTCTGCTGCGATCGTGTCGTCTGCCTGAGTTTCAGTTCCGTCTGGATCTGCAATGAATACTAACAACTCACACTTGTTACGGGTGTTACCGTGCATATCAGTGTAAGTATCGAATGCCCACCAACCTGGGGAGGTGATGCCACGAGATTTGTTTTCTTCCAGTTGTGCTTCTGTATTATCTACAAAGATAATGGTTTTGGTGTTTGAATCTGTAGCAGCAGCACGACCAGCCTTGGTCTTATTCGCGTTGCTGTCAGTCCTGCCGTATAAAGACATGAGGATTTACTCCAAGAATAAGTCTATATTTTATTTATAAAAGGGGGCACCTGCCCCCTTGATCATTCGCGGGTTGCAATTGCCGCTTTGACCTGCTCTAGAAGTTGATCATCGATATCAGTCTTGGTCAACTTGACTGCTTTGCCAAGGATATGAAGACAGATTTCGATTAGCTTTTCACCAAGTTCAGCGTCGTCAGGAATCTTGGCGATAGCAGCATCAACAATTTTCGATGCCAGTGGGAGTAAGAAGGCAAGCATGGGTCTATTTCATTCACTACAATTTATATAGCAAACTCCTCCTCCCATTTAACAATTTCTATACCATTTCTTTGTAGTTGTTCAAGACTATAATCGAAAATAACAATGATGCGGTCATGGGTACCATTATGTTGCGCCCAGTGCTTGTCATTGTCGTGAAATGCGAAAAGGTTACCAACTTCCCATGACCGTTTTCTGCCACGGACTGAGAGCCATGCGCCAGGATCTGTAACAACAGGAAAGTGTAACCTGAGTGAATCGATATCACCATTGTGAGGATTAATCTTGGTGCCTGGTGACAGGCGAGAGATAGTAGCAGACTTGAGAAGTTGTTTCTCAATGTCTTCCTCTAAGTATTTAAATGTTTTAGGGCAGTTTTTAATAAAACTTTGTTTAATTAGTGGTAGCACCTCACGACAACGTTCCGTTGTTGTATTAAACAACTTCGTAAAGGTAACCATCTCACTGAGTTCAAAGTCTTCCTCAGTTGCAGTAGATCCAACACAGTCAATAGGAAATGGAATGACCCTCCAGTCACCATCCCACAACTGCACTCTACCTAAATTCCGATCATCAACCCACTTGTCCAGTCTCCATTCTTCTAGGATCTGCTGGTTAGATTCTACAAACTGTAGAACCTCTGGGATGATGTCCTGGTAATTACTTTTAAGATTACGAAAAGAGGACAACCCCTCAAGGATGTCCTCCTGCCAAATTTTTCTCATCTATGAGCAATCTTTACTTCCATGTACTGGACACTCTACACCTTTATCGGTGTGATTGCAAGCCTCTTTCACCTTTTCTTTTGGTGCCTTTGGCATCTTCTTATCACCTTGACGCTGACCATCGGGTTCTTCCAGTTCAGGCATTACCTCAACTGGACCCTTTACTTTTTTTCAGCGATCTCCTGTCTCCAGTTAGAGAAGGTGTTTTCCTTCTTCATCTTCTTCGCTTTCTTAGCACCGTAACCTTCTTCTACGTCCTCTTCCTTAACACAGTTAGGAACCGAACGACCGTTCTTCATCTTGGTGCCCTTCGCCTTGTAACCATCCCAGCAAGTATCAGCGCCCACGTTCTTACGTGCTTGCTTCAGACTACCTTTCTTCTCTTCGAGTTCTACCTCTTCTTTCTTAGCAGTCTTAGCTGCTTTCTTAAAGGCATCCTTGGCAGGATAGTCTTCGTCGCCTGGTTTTGCAGGTGCTTCACCACGCTTTCTCTTAGCATGGATGTTGGCATAGAGACCCTTCTTCTCGTCGAGTTCTTCAGTCTCTTCCTTCTTCATCTTCTTACCCATTGCCTTAGCAACAGCACGACGACGGTTCATCAGATAAGAATCAGATGAATCCTTATCACCATCGTTGTCTACATCACCGTCTTCCTTACCGACTGGATCGAGTTTCTTCTTCTCGTCGATGACATCCTTGTCATGGTTGATGACATGCTCATGCATACCTTCTTCGAGAACGTTCAGAGATTGAACTGGTACATCCTGCTCCAGACCATGCTCGAACATAACGTCATAATGACTGACGTTACCCTGCTCATCCAAGGAATGCATTTCCTTAAGGCAGTTACCTTTGCCCCACTCAGCGTGCTCAACCTTAGTAGCACAAGAATGCTTGACCTTTTTGATCGTAGGCTTACCTTCGGTGCCTGCAGGTTCAGCAAGTTTCATGCCAGGTGCGTCACCGCCACCTACGCCATCAGCACCAAGACCTTTGATGTCTTTGTTTGCCATCTTGGCAGACTTATCATAGCGCCAGGATTCTTTTCTAGTAAGAGCGTCTGCCGCTGCTAATACGTACTCGTTGTTTTCCATCTTATCTTTTTTGGGGTCGGTAGGAATAGTTTGTTTTACCTTAATTTTAGAGAAGGGTTGCTTCTTTTCACCTGGTGTCATTGACTGAAGATACTCACGGTATGCATCAGTGCCAAACTCAAATACTTCTTTGATGTCCTTAATCCATGATCTAAAAGTAGTCTCCTCCGCAGTCAAGCAGAGTACATAGTTTGGACCACGACGTAGAATCTTTCCGACTTGTCCGTCTTCGGTCAAAACCCACTCACCTTTCTTATATATCTCATTACGATAAAACTTATCACGAGTGACGTTTTCTTTTGCCACTTGTGCTCGCTTGTGGAACTCGCTAAAACTACCCATCAAAATCTAATAGGACCATGTTTTATTTATGGCATCAGACTTTTTATCTCTTTCATAAGATCTCTAGCATCCTTGTCAGACAATGCTCTAGGAATACCTGCGCGGAATGATTTGAAGTCACCAGCGACTGCTGCTCTCCTCATCTTAGTTCCAGAAATAGCAAAGGTGTCACCATCAGCGTCACGTTCACCTGATGATATGATCTCCATCTTGCGGAACTTAAAATCCTTACCATTATATTTCTTGACCCACTGCATTGCTTGGACACGATCAGATCCAACTACAAGATATACATCATCAAACCCTTCTGCTTGCAGTTCTTGGAAAATAGGAACCAATCCTTTCGGTTCTGCTGCGCGTATCTTACTTGCAAGTTTAGGGAACATCTTCTTTGCATAGTGTACCTTCCTACTCACAGGAAGAGGATTAGATCCCTTCTTATCTTGGGTAGCAGAGAAGTAAATATACCACTGACAACTGCCTGCTTTGCTAGCAACTGCCTCAAAGTTTTCTTGGTGACCAATAGTTGGTGGTTGGAATCTACCGAACGTAAAGTAGACGCATTTATAATCTACTATTTCCATTGCTTGTCTACAGTGAAGTTGTTATAGGAGAACTCCAAACGGTTCACGAGTTTAATCATGTCACCATCGAGATGAAGCACATAACCCTCAGGGTTAGTTACTTTATAACCACCTTCCTGCTTTACAAAATACTTGATTGGACCCTGACTTTCTACACGATCCAACTCATCAACAATAAGTTGTTTGTTCTCTGCGATCTTTCTATATAGCGTCAGCATTGCACGGAACTCACGCTCATGGTCCTCAAGATATTTGAGACCCTCGTACATCAACTCACGCTTCTTAGTTTTTGCTTTGTCAGATTTTACTTTGTCAATCTCCTTGTGCATCTTGTCATAGTAGAACTGACCCAACTCTTTGAGGGTAACTCTAGAATCCATATCAACATTTCTCTGGTCTCTAATCTGACTATTGAAGAACTGTTTTACATATGATGCAACATGGAACTTGAGATCTCCAGTCTTACCCATGTTAGAGACAAGATGATCCAAAAACTTACCACAGATACCACACATTCTGTGGATGATACCGACATTGATCTTGTACTTAGTAAGAACTGATTGACCTACAGCAACATCTGCAACAGGAGTATCATTCTCAAGTAACAATACCTCAGGCAGATCATTATTCTGAGGAACATTAGCACCTGCCAATGCTCTCATAGTGGAGAAGTTATCTCCCTCATAGTGAGTGTGGAAGACGATACCAATCTTTGACTGAATACATTTACGTCCCAGTTCATGCTTAGTTGGAATGGCATAGGTCAGAGTGTTTGCAGTAAATGTGATGTACTCTACACCATCGATTACTTTTCTTACCTTCAGTTTATCAGTAAACAGGATATCACCCTGCACAACACCATCAATCTTTAACTGAGA